GCCGGGCATTACTTCTTGCCCTTCATCATGCACTTGCCCATTGCCTTGCACTTGGCGGGGTTAGGGCAGCCTTTGCACGGGGTGAACTTCATTGGCTTTTTCATTTCTTCTTCGCCTTTCCTGCTTTGCTGAGAGCAATGGCAATCGCTTGCTTTTGCGGCTTGCCGGATTTCATTTCCGTGCGGATGTTAGCAGAAATCGTCTTGGCAGACGAACCTTTTTTGAGTGGCATTATGGCCTCCTCTGGCGCGGGGATGCCGCCACCCTATCACATCACGCGATGCCTTTCAAATTGCGTCGCAATGGTGCGCCCCAATCGTCCTGCGTTGCCATCCCAGCCTTGAAGATCGCCACCAAGCCAAAGGCATCGGCGGCATGGCTGGAGAAGTCATGCTCAGGCCCAAGCCCGATCCCGCGCACCTCGTCCCGCTTTTCATGATACCAGCCGAGAGCCTCACGCCCGCCGCGCGTTGTCTCCTCGTTGAACCTGATCGCCGGGAACAGGCGGCGTGTTGCGTCGATACGCTGCAACGCAGCACCAGCACCTTGGTTCTTCACCAGATCAACCACGAAGCCAGCCTCGCGCAGGTAGGACATGGGCGTGACAGCATAGACGCTATCGTGCTTGCGCCCGTCGTGCGGCAGGACGCAGACAGCCTCCTCGTAGTCATTGGCTCGGAGCCAGTTGACGTGCGCCTCGAAGGGCTGGCCGACGGCTTCATAATAGTCCAGCACGCGCACCTCGGGGCCGATGAATTGCACGATCCAGATCGACGTGGCGTCAGACTTTGACGACGTGCCGCCGATGTCCCAGCAGGCGTAGACCTTCATCAGCGGATCGCGCGGGATGAAACCGATCCGGCGTTCAAGCTGGGCGTCTGTCAGATGCTTGGCGTAGTACGCGCCTTCGAGGACGGTTGCATATTCGCCTTCCCAGATGTGGCCGTATCTCTCGGGCTGGTTCTCCAAGCAGTCCCGGCGCTCTTGCTCTAGGACGGACGGAAACCACGGATTGTCTGACCAGTTGGCCCGGACAACGACAGCGCCAGACGGCGTGATAGGCCCGCGCAGAAGCTGGTCGATAGGATCGGTCGGGCGCGATGGGTTCCAGCTAAACCAAAGCTCAGAGTTTTCGGCGCGGATTGTCGGGCGCAGAAGTGACAGGGATCGGTCGGACAGGGATTGCGCCTCTTCAACCCAAGCCCGGTCGAAGCCTTCCAGCGACTTCACGCTGTCTGCGGTGTGATCCTGCATCCCTTGGAAGATGATGAGGCCATCGCCGGGCGTTTCGATCACCTCGCGGAATACCTTGAAGCCTTGGGCCTCGCCGAGGTTGTAGGATTGCAGGGTGTCTTCGATTAGCTTCTTTGCTGACTGCTTGAGGGACTTTTGGACTTCGCGGATGCAGACGCTGCGATGGCCGGGGAACATCAGATGCTCTTCGGCGAGAAGCCCTGCGAAGAAGCGTGACTTGCCCGAGCCACGGCCACCCCATGCGCCTTTGTATCGGGATGGGTTTAGGAGCGGCGCAAAGGCCGCTGCCGTTCTGATTTGCAGGCGGTTCTTAGCCATCAGCGTCTTTTGGCTGGACGATGACGCGTTCGATGACCTGCGGCGTCATGCTGCCGTCTGAGGATGTCACGTCAACGTCCTGCTTCTCGCGCCAATCGTTCGGGAAGCGGTTTTTCATGTTGAAGATGTAGCTGGTCGCGTTGAAGCCGGGAACCGCTCCGAAGGTTGCTACTTTGCCCTGACGCTCCCACCAGACCTGCGCGCGCTGCAAACCTCTTTTTACGGCGCTGGAAAATTCAGGGTGAGCGGCCATCCAATTGTTGAGCGTTTCACGGTCAACGTCACAGGCTTCGGCCATTCCAGCCAGTGTTTCGCCTTCTTCGCCTGCGGCTATGACGATGGCGCACATCGACGTATCGTACTTCGTAGGCCGTCCGGCTGGCATGATGTCCTCGCTCTGTCGCTTCACGGTGCAGATTGTCTGTCGCGCATTATACGCCTTTGCGGCTCGGAATGAAAGCGTGATGGATCAAGGATGCGCTTGGCTTCTTGCCGGGTCACTCCGAGCTTGCGGGCCGCTTCGCTCACTGATTGGTATTTGCCGATGGGGTGGGGCTGTGAGCCAAGTGGATGATGTGTGCTTGTCACAGGTCAAACCCCTCTTGCACGGGCTTGGTTGGCGGCGCGGCGACGAATAGGTCGGGCTGTCGTGTTGCCTCGTCCACTCGCTTGCAGGCGATGGCGAAATATTCCGGGTCAAGCTCGATCCCCGTGCCGTTGCGGCCCATGCGCTGGCAAGCGACTAAGGTGGTGCCGCTGCCCATGAAGGGGTCAAGGATGGTTTGGGCGTTGGGCAGGAAGCCTAAGCACCATTCCATGAGGGCAACGGGCTTTTGGGTTGGATGTTCTTTTCCTCCGTCCATGTTCATCGGCCTGAAAACGAACCTGCGAGCCACCATGTCTAGGTTCGTCCATGCGAGTTCAAAGTCTGCAAAATCTCTGCCTGCATTGTTTTTGTCCCAAACCAATGGGGCGCGATATGGCGGCAGATCAAAGTAATTTCCGCCCCATATTATTGATGGAACGTCTGGGAAACCTGAAAGGTCTGCCGGTGTGTCATCCCAAGACTTCCCGCCAAGACCTCGCGAGACAGCCAACCTGTTGCTTTTGGTAATTCCAATACCATACGGCGGGTCCGTCACCACGGCATCCACCTTGCCCAAGAGCGGCATGACCTTCAGGCAATCTCCCAAGATCAGCCGTTGCCCGCCGATGCGTTCTTCTTTGATAATTGTCATCTCTTCACCGCCAAATATGCAAACTGTCCTACGCCCTCGCGCTTGCAAAACAGGAAACACCGCTTTTCGGTTTCGGCTCTTGCGGCAGCAAAGCGATGCAGCCCGCCGCAGAATTGGCCGATGTGGTAGACGATGCGGTCGCCCTTCTCAGCCGCGCCGAGAGCCGCCTCGAAAGCGTCCGGCTTTGTCTCGCCCGTGATGTAGATGGTGTTGGTCATGCCCCACTCCTTATGTAGCAATGTATCACAAAGATAGCACTGCCAGCTACATTGTAAGTCTTTTGCCTGTAAGGCTTTTTCTTCTTATATAGCAAAGTAGAATAATAATAAGATAGATAATATATCCCCATATACCCCACATACGGGCCTCTCTGGTGGTGACAATATGTCTTATGTGGACAATTTCTGCTACTTAGCAACATAAGCCTATTTCCCTTTTGTTTTCAGTGACTTACAAAGTATCACGCGTTCTATATAGCGTGATACTTTGCTACATAAGCCAATCACACCACGAACCACAGGTCTGGAACCTTTCCTGCCCGCTTTCGCTTGCCGTCTTCGCGGCGGATCATTCCTGCGCTCACCATTTTGTTCAGGATCGGCTCAAGCGCCTCTGGTTTTAGGTGCATTCGATTTGCCAGAACCTTGGTCGATGCGCCCTTGTCTGGGTCAATGTAATTGATGACGCGGGCGGCAATGGCTTCCTCTGGGCGGTCCTTGGAGTTGTCGTTGGCGAAGACCAGTTTGATCTTGGCGTCCAGTTCAGCGCGGACATAGGCGAAGGCCCAGCGCACATGCTCGGCGGTTCTCTGGGCTGTTGGTATGGCCAGAATGAAGCTAATCTTAGCGACCAACTCATAGGCGCGCCGGATCATGGCGACGGATGCCTCGCCGGTGTTCTCGCCCATCTCCTCGGCATAGGCGTGCAGCCACTTTGACACTTTGCGGAGCATATCGCTGGCGTCGTCGTCAGTCTTGACGGGTTCGCGGTCGCCGGAATACTCCACCCGCCCGCCGATGTTCATCACGTCAAAGTTACCACCGTGGAAAATCTGCGCCAGCCTCATGGCAAGGTTTTCTGGCATCGGGCGCTTGCGAAAGTTCTCTCGTTCTTCTGGGTTGTTATCTGTTTCGGCCACGATGATCGCGCGGCCCACGAAGCCCTGCGTTGCAGTTTCACCGTCCATGATCTGATCGAAGGTGCCGGGCGTTGTGAAGCCGACAACGGAAAGAAACGGGCGGTCAAGGCCCTGATCCACCATGTTCAGCATACGCTGCGCGCGGGCGATTAGATCATCGCGGCCATCATCTTCAGCCTTGGCCAGCATCCCGCCAAACATTTTGCGAAGGTCGCGCTTGGTGTCGCCCTGCAAAAGCATTCGGCTGTTGGCTTTGGAATAGCCCGACATGATCGCGCCGAACACGCTTTCGAGATATGCAGCACCGCCCCGCTTCTGGGCGTTGCGAACCTTGATAAGAAAGATGCCGATCTCGTCGATGATGTAATAGGCCGACTGGTGTTCGATCAGGTTCCGCATGATTTCTTGCTCGGACTTGATGCCGCCTTGCAGCGCGTAATGCACGCCCGCCGCGATGTGCAGATCGGTCAGGGCCTGCATCACAGCTTCTTTCCCGGTGGCGCTGGCGGCCACGCAAAAGGCCAACATGTTGGCTGTGACGCCATCGCGCAGGTCTTCGTGGCGAAGGCCACCGATGTTGCCGATGGCAGAAATGGCAGATGCCACGGCCAAGCGACGGCGAGGATAGCGGCACTGGCTGTCAATCCAAGCTGCCACGTCACCGACAAAACCGGGCGGCGTGAGAAGATCCAGCCCGTCAAGCGAGAACGGCGGCGGGAAGCGGTCGTTGCGCTCAGGGGCTTCTGGCGCGGGCGGTGCGAAGTCTTCTGCGCTAAACTCGTCCTGTGAATAGGATTGAACAGCTTGAGGTGATTGCCCGAACTTGGCACCATTATAGCCAGCCTCAAAGTCTGCGAAATCGTCGGCGCTCATTTCTGACCTTCCATTTGATCTGTGGCCCACTTTGCAAAGGCCGATTGTTCACTGGGCGACATGCGCCGCCAAAGCGCACCAACAAGACGCTTGATCTGCCGAGAAGCAAACAGCGCATGGCCACCGCTCATGCCGCCAAGCCTGTCGACGGCGGCAAGCGCATAGCATTCAAGCTCGGATGGGTTCGCAGTCTCGGCCCAGAACCTTGCGTCATCGCGGGCAGTGCCGTCAATAAGCGGCAGAAGCGGCAAGCCAGCCGCGCGGACGTTCAGCCAATCATAGGCGGCCCATGCAACAGCCTCGGGGTCTTGCTCGGCCAGCGTGTCAAGATAGACAACCGCCTGCGAAACGATATGCGCCGGGCGCGCAGGCCGAACAGGCGCAGGGAAATCAGGATCGTGGGTCATTTGCTTTCGCGCGCCAGCTTCAACGCCGCAAGCCGAACAAACGCAGCAATCGAAAGCCCAATGCGCTGTGCCGCAGACGCAATCTCATCTTTGTCAGCCTTGCTTAGTGTCGCCTTGATGTTTTCCATGATGGTCCTCCTTTGGGTTCATTTTGTGCTTGCACTATGCCCAACTTGGGACTATTGTCAAGTCACCGGGTTGAGAGCCTGCCCCGGTCAGGCGAGGCACAAGGTGCCAAACATGAAAGGAACGATCCATGTCAATCATGGAGTTAGCACGCAAGCCGGTTGACCGGCCTGTCATTGTGACAGTTTGCGGAGATGCTGGGCGAGGCAAGACAAGCCTTGCAGCGGCATTTCCGAAGCCGATTTTCATTCGTGCAGAAGATGGGATGCAAGCTATCCCAGTAGACAAGCGCCCTGATGCGTTCCCGCTATTGCAAAGCGCATCGCAGCTTTGGGAGCAAATCACTGCTGTGATTCACGAACCGCACGATTACCAAACTCTGGTAATCGACAGCGTGACCGCTTTGGAGCGGCTTTTCGTGGCAGATGTTCTGGCGCAAGACCCGAAGGCCAAGAGCATCAACCAAGCCCTTGGTGGATATGGCGCTGGCACGGCTGCGGTGTCGGCCATGCACCAGCGCGTCCGTAAGGGTGCTGGGCTGGCGAATGAAAAGCGCGGGATGCACGTTGTCTTCGTGGCGCACGCTGATGTGGAAACGCTGAAGCTGCCCGACGTTGACGACTACATGCGCTGGACACTGCGCCTGCCGCCTAAATCGCAGCCGCCCTACACCGACGATGTGGATGTTGTCGGGTTCCTGCGGCTTGTGACCTACACCAAAGGCGAGGACGGCGACCGCAAGAAGGCGATCAGCACGGGCGATCTGGAAATGGTCTGCCATGCCACGGCGGCCAACGTCTCGAAGAACCGCTACGGCATCACTGACCCGCTGGGTTACAACCTCGGGGAAAACCCGCTGGCCAAAGTCATCCCGTCGCTTGGCGGGGCAAAATTTAACACCAATGAAGAAGGAGCCGAATGATGGGCTTTTGGGATTTGAGCGACGGCGAGACAGCCGCAAACACTGGCACCGAATATGAGGTGCCTTCGGGCAACATGGATCCGATCCCGGCTGGATCGTCGGTGCTGGCCATGATCGACGAATGCAAGTGGGAGATGAAACCCACTGGCGAGGAGTTTATCTCGGCACGCTGGACAGTGATTGCGCCCGAGGAATACAAAAACCGCAAGGTGTTCCATAAGCTGTGGGTCTTGGATATGGACCCCAGCGCCAAGGACGAAGCGTCTGGCCTGAAAAAGCGCGATAAAGCCCGCAAGATGCTGGCAGCCATCGACGCCAATGCAGGCGGCAAACTGACGGCAAAGCCGGGACGCCCGACCAACGATGACCTTTTGAGCCTGACCAACAAGCCCATGGTTTGCACGATGATGATTTGGTCAATGCCAGATACGCGCAACGGCGGCATGATGCACGGAAATTGGGTGTCTGCGGTGGCCTCGAAGGCGTCTAAGGATATTCATGTTGCTGAGGCCAAGCCCTTGCCGACTGGTGGCGCGGCTGCATCAGGTTCGCGCGATGACTTCGGCGCTCAGCGTGGCGGCGGATATACCAAACCCGCGATGATGGACGATGACAGCATTCCATTTGCCCCGGTCTGGTTGATCTAAGCTGGAGCAAGGTTGCCAGCGCCACGAAGGTGGGAGGAGCCGATTACCCTGAGAATTCAGAGGCGCGGCGCTGGCAACACTATCAAAACACATAGGAGTCGGAAATGGAACAGCGAACAGAAGAATGGCACGCAGCGCGCAAGGGCCGCATTACAGCATCGTCTGTGGGGGCGATCTTGGGCCATGCACCCTATGCCACACGCGACGACGTGATGCGCCGCATGGTGCGGGAATGGGTCGGGGCGGAGCCTGAATTCGAAGGCAACATTGCCACCGAATACGGCACGCGCAACGAGGCTGGGGCGCTGACCGAATACGTGATGGAAACGGGAAATGCCGTTGAGGCTGTCGGGTTTATCACGCGCGAGGATTGGGCAGGGTGCAGCCCGGACGGGTTGATTGGCGACGGTGGTGGTCTGGAAATCAAATGCCCGTTTGGCATGCGGAAAGATGAAGTGCCTGCGTTTAAGTCGCTGGCAGATCAGCCGCACTATTACGATCAAATCCAGTTTTCTATATGGGTCACGGATCGGTCGTGGTGGCATTTCTATCAATGGTCGCCGCGCGGCACCGCGATGGAAAAGGTTATGAGGGATTATGCTTGGGCTGACGAAAACTTGCCAAAGCTGCGCCAGTTTTACGCGGAATATTTGGCTGAACGAGAAGAACCTGCGATCCACTTGGAGCCAAAGCGCCCGATCATCGACACGCCAGAGGCGCATCGGATCGCGGCTGAATACGACCAAATCTGTGAGGCCATCGACCGCGCAGAGGAACGCAAGAAGGAATTGCTTGATGATATGGTTCGCATTTCTGGTCAGAAGGACACGATCTTTGCCGGGCGCAAGCTGACCAAGATCGAAAAAGCAGGCGCGATTGCCTATGCCAAGG